TAAATTTCTGGTTGGTATTCTATCGTCGAACTCCTTTTGTATTTGTAATAACTCTTGTAATTGATCAATTGTTAATGTGTTATTCATTTTCCTGTTCCACCTCTACATTAATTTCAAATTCATCACAATCAAATGGCACTTCCATTCTCGCAATATCATGAGCCTCAAATTCTGCTTCTTCTAAACTTTCAGCCTCGATAGCCTCTTCAATCATGCCTGTATATGTGATTTGAACATTAAATTTTTTCATTCTCCAGTTCCTCCTTGTATTCATAGATAACTTGACTTACCATAATCCCTATTGCTTCATCTAGTTCTAGCGCTCCTTTAGTCGGACTTTGAGTAAAGTTATTAATGTCTTCAAGTAGTCTGTCAAACGCTTGCGCTTTCTTATACACGTCCTCAATCTCTTTTAGCAATCCCTCTGTGTCATTGCCGTTATACGCACTAGCACTGATCACTGATTGTTCAATTTGTTCGCGATTATTCATTAGTGTCATCCTCCATAAAAATTTTATTGTTTAATTCCATTCCAAATTTAACTCTTTCATCATCGTTGCCGAATTCGTTTATTAAATCTTTTTCAACGCTCTTGCAATACCTATCCCATGCGCTTGCTTTCTTCTCCAGTTCTTTGTTACAATCTCGTAACTTCGCTATATCCCCAATAAGCTCATCTCGTTGCTTCTTGTACTCTTCACGATCTTTTAATGCTTTGTGAAGTTTATCTAATAACTTGTTAAAGTTAGTACAAAGATTTTTATATTGTTCATCTGATAAGGTGAACGTCATCTCATAACCTCCAATAGCATCTCATTTTCAAAAATATTTCCAACAATTTCAATAATATCGTCATTTTCACTTAGTAATTCAGTTACATTGCTAAAAGTTATATAAAAGGCTCCTTCTTTAAACTCGATAAAACTTACTTCTCTCGAATAACAATCTTGAACAATATCCCCTTCATAAATCTCCACACCGTGCACATCTTTAAATCCTGTGTATTGTAATAGTTTTACTTCATTGAAACTTTTATAACCTGTTGAAATCAAAATGTACCCACTATTAAAATCGATTTCGTCAATAATACTCATAACTTTTTTATCTTTATCCCAAGCTTTAAATTTCAACATCATACTAGCAACTCCCCATCTTTCCAGATTAACGTCATAGTTAGGTCGTCGTTTAAGATATAGAATGCTTTAGTAGGAAAAATATTGTCGTCTTCAAAACGTTCGTTCAAACTGATACCTTTGTGTAATGCGGATTTATAGACTCCTTCTTGAATCTCATATACCTCTAACAACCTATCAAACTTAGTCTCTTCCGTTACTTCTTTTTCAATATCAACTATGAAGGGGATATCAATTGGAATAAAACTTGACGTCGAACACTTATTTGTATTTGGATGAAAACGAACGAATCCATCACTAAATCCTGTTGAAAAAAATATTTTTCCTTGTGATAGATCCGGATTTTCTCGCGCCCATTTAATTAATTCATCTAATCTCATTTCTTTTTTAACTTTGATTTTCATTGTTATATCTCCTCTTGAACAGTAAATTTATCGTTAATTGATACATATCCAGTCACATTACATAAGATGCTATCAACATGAAAAGTCACAAAACAGTTGCGCTCAACATCATTTGAATAGAATCTTTTATTACCTGATAACTTGGGGTTATCCCAAGCCCATTGGATAAGTTCAGGTAAATTCATTTCTTTTTCAATTTTGATTTTCATTGTTTCCGCCCTTTTAAAATAAAGTTAGTTGCTTCTGTTCCTCATATTCCAAATCACTTTGCTTTATATATGTTTCAAGCTCTTCCGCTGTATCAAATGTCTTTTTCACACCTTGCCAACCTGGCACGATATGACCGTGAAAGTAATAAGTGCCATTTACTACATGGATATGTGCCACTCGTTCGTTATCCTGATACAGATATCTCTTAGATCCGAAAAAATGTTTTAAGTATTCTTTACGTCCGCTATCTGTCATGGTCATCACTCCCACAAGTCAAATACTCTATCGACGTAAAACTTCGCCTTTGCTAAATCCTCATGACCATTCTTTAACGGTGCTCTAGACAAGTATTTAATTGCATTACCTATTGCGAATGCTAATTGTGGTGGGTACTGTGCCGTAACTTGTTCAATAAAATCTATAATTTCAATATCTCCGTATGTGTAATGTGCAGGTTGCTTAACATTGTCTTGTATTTCGTTCATATCTACTTTTCTGTTACTGATTATGCTCATTATGCTTCACTCCATTTCTTGAACATTTGCTTATAAGTGACATCAAACCAGTACGGATCACGAGAATGTTTTTGAGGCGTTCCATCATAAAGCCATGGTCTCAACCTTCTCTTTCTTTCTTCTTCATATTCAGCTCTCACATTTCGTTGGTATAGGTTCAAAATCGCTTTTTTTCTAATTTTTTCTCTCTCTTTTTCTTCATCTTTTATTTGACTCTTCATATATTCAACTTCATCTTTAGATTTTGAGTCTTTTCTTCCACACAATAATTCATCGCCGCGCATTTTATGTTTGTATCTATATCTAAGAAGTTCTGGAGATATATGATATTTTTCTGAAACTTCTCTCAATGTCATTAGTTTTCCTTTGATACGCACTCTTATAGCTTTTCTTCTAGCCATCATTCCACCTCTAAATCTAAAACCTTGATATTTATAACGTTATATTTTAATAGTTCACCTGGATTATTAAATAAATAGTCCGCCAAATTCTCTTTTTCTTTATCAATCTGATTGTAATTAACACTTTCAACTTCTGTAGGAATTCTAATGTCAACAGAAGCATTGATATAAGCTTGATGTTGCATGCAATCACACCCCTAATCCTTCATATAAAACGGAGAAGTAAATCCGTCACTATTCAAATTCAATCCTTTTGCCCAATCGACAGGCTTATTCATGATAGTTTCGATTTCCTTAAGTCCATTTGAACCTCTAGGTATTTCTACAATTACTTCATCATGGACATGACCAACTATTTTAAAACCTGATGCTTCAAGCCTAGCTATAGAAATCGCAAGTAAATCCCTTGCAGTTGCTTGAACAATATTCTCGACTAACTTCCCACCATATGTTTTTAACTTTGACCATTTACGGTTAAGATCTAAGCCCATAAATTCAACAACTTGACTACCCCAACTATTTTCACCAACTGAAGCTTTTGGATAAGCTAAAGCTCTTCCACTAGGTAGTTCAATCATTAGAAAGCCTTTTTTCATGTAAAATCTAAGTCCATGTGTATGGTGCGTCTTTCGAGATTTTACAGTATTAATTGCAGCCTCTTGGCAAGCCTTCCAAAAATTAACTATGTTAGGATTTGCGTTACGCCAACTATCAACTAAACCTTGTAACTCGTTTTCTTCAATGCCCATTTCCAATGCACCCATTGCTTTTAAAGCTCCAGCGCCACCTTGATAGCCTAAAGCTAATTCGGACACTTTTCCTTTTTGTCTGAGAGGGTCGCCTTTAGTTATGCTTTCTACCGGTACATTAAACATTTGAGAAGCCGATGCTTCATATATCTTTCCGTGTGTGTTGAACACATCTAAACGCCATTGTTCTTTTGCATACCATGCTATGACTCTTGCCTCTATTGCAGAAAAATCACTTACTGCTAGTTCATTACCTTCTTCAGAAGTAAATGTTGTCCTAACTAATTGACTTAATAAGTCTTGAGGATGAACATTCAGTAATAAATCTAAATCGTCAAAACGTTGTTCTTTAATAAGATCTCTTGCTATTTCTAATTCAGTATCTGAAATATAATGCTTTGTTAAATTCTGAAGTTGTACGCCTCTACCTGCCCATCTTCCAGTACCGGCACCGTAAAATTGAAACAGACCTCTTACCCGTTCATCACTGCACATCATGTCATGCATTTTGTTGTATTTTTTCACACTGGTTTTAGACATTTGCAATCTAATTTCTAGCATTTTTTTAGCTTTTCCTGTGGCTTCTTTTAAGTAATCCTGAACCGTTTTCTTTTGTAAATTAGGTATATCTAATCCTTGTTCATCCTTTAACCAAGCCAATAACTGTGTAGGACTATTAGGATTTTCTAAACCTGTTATATGTTTAGCTTGTTTAAGCAATTCTTCTTTACTCTGCTTATCGAGCACATTAGCTCCTAACATCAATGATTTAGAAAGCTTAATACCTCTGTCGTTTATATGTTGGTCAAAAACCCAATATGCTTGTTCAATTGCAGTTACTGGAAAGTCTTTAATTTTATGAGCAATCGTCATTTCTACTTCTACATCTCGAATACAGTAATCTATAAATTGTTGCCATTTTTCAAGATCATGTTCAGGCAAGTTTCTTGTTCTTCCTCCATTAACTTTTGTTGGCTTACAAGGTATAGAGAAATAACGAATTAAATTTTTACCTGCTTTATCTTTTTGGTTTTGTAGTCTTAAAACTTCTCCAACTTTATCAAGCGAAGCAGGTAAGCCAATACGCATTGAATTAACCATTGTGCAAATCCATTCTTCAGGTGGCATCTGTTTATTAAAATGTTTAGCAAGACAAGTTCTTTCGAAATTAGCATTGAATGCATACTTTTTTACAGCAGGGTCAAATAGAGCAATTTTAAACGTCTCATAATCAGCGTGGAAAGGCTCATTATCTACTTTAGTCATGTCAATCGCACTAATCGCTCCACCATCTATTGAATAAGCTATAATTAAGATTTCGAAATCTTCAGCTTCTGTATATTTATAGGCGCCACATTTCGAAATATCGTTACTGCTATATGTTTCAATATCTATATTCATAAATTTCAAATTCTTGACACCTCAATTTCTTTAAAATTAAAGTGGGGCTAAAAACCCCACCTATTGACTTATAAGAAATCCTCATCATCAGTGTCTAATTCATCGAAATCATCTTCTGCTGCACTTGCACCGCCAAGAGGTTCTCCTTTTTCTACAAGTTGAATGTTGTTCAATCCAACTGCGATACCCTTATTGCCATTTGTGTTGAATGGAAATAGATTGATTGAAGCTCTAATATAATCACCACTTACAACAGTTCCAGAATCCGTTAATCTAATTTTGTTTTGGTCAATAATACCAGGTGCTTGTTTGCTTGATGCGTTAATAAAATAAGCGTCTTGATAATTGACATCATCTTCTCTTTCAGTATCTCCATCACGTAATGGAAGTTTCAGATTTGCAGGAACTTTGCCTCCAAACTTACTAACTTTTCCTTCTTCTTTAGCAGCTTCTATAGCTTGTTCAATGGCTTTTATCGTACTTGTATCTGATTTAGGAATGATTAAACTGATTGAATACTTTGCTTCTTGCCCTTCTTGCATACTGTGAGGTTCAAAAATATGTGCATATGATGCTCTTACTTTTCCTGTAATCACTTTAGTTTTATTTAATACTTTTGCTTTCATGTTTATATACCGTCCTTTTTAATTTTTATAGTTTGTCAAAATCATCTTCAGCAGATTGCTTTATAGCTGGTCGTTTATCAGACTCGGTAGCAAGTGTTAATTTACCTTGTGGCTTTTCTATAAAGCCTTCTGCAATTTTAGAAAATGCTTTTTTGCCGATTAATTTTTCTAAATTCGTAATGCTAAGTAACTTGGTTTCTGTAATATCTTCAGGTTTATAACCCGCTTCAACTAACTTTTCAAGCGTTGCATTTGTATCAGTTATCATTCTTCGCGAGCGACCTTCTACAAGCTTCCAACCAGGATAGTTTTTATCATTTTCTTTCGCTTGATTTAGTGCATATTGTTCTACTTCATCAGCCCATTTTTTGATATCAGGCAGTTTATATAAAAGTTCTGCAATCTCTTCATCACTTAACAAATGTGGTGGCTTTTGAGGCACATTTTGCATGTATTCTGCACGTGTTCTACATGAATGATTTATCTTACAGAATCTACAATGACTACCTGCTTTAAACTCTCCTCCACCGTTATAAGCAAGTCTGGCTAATGGTTTAACAAAATCGGCTCCCCATTGAAGTAATCTTGATATTGGTAACTCTTCAGTAGAAAAGTTATCTATTCGTGGTTGTATGATAGTCATGCGAACTGTATGAATGTCATACATTAAACTAAGCAGTTCATATGCGCCCAAGCCATATAATCTAAGTTGAGGATTATCTATAGCTGAAACTTCAATGCCTTTACCGTATTTAAGGTCAATAATTTCAAGTACACCACCTGAAAATATAATGACATCACCAGTACCAAAAGATTCAGGGACGTATTTACCTAAATCCAATTTTGTTTCAAATAAAGCTATTACATCGTCATCTCTACTCAAAGCTTCGTTATATTTTTCTTCTACATTAGCTACGTACTCTTCAACATATTCGCGCAACTCTTCACTGTAATATTGATTTCGCTTATAATTTTGAAAAGCTTTATTAAACTCAAACTGTGTTAGGCCTTCATATTTAAGACTGAAATATAACTCACTTAACTCATGAGCGAATGTACCTTCTTCAGCAAAAACTGAACTTTTATCTGCAATACCTTCACTTGCCTTAATACTCGGTGGACAGTTTAGCCATTGTTTTGCTCCACTTGCACTAAGCTTTGCATGAGCTCTATTTGAGTGATCTAGCTTCATGCATTGATTCTCGCCTTCATAAAATCAACAATTTTTTCATAATACTCTTCTTTGATAGTAGATAGCTTATCCGCGCCAAGTTCGTTAAGTTTATTTCTAAATTCTTTCTTATCAGAAGTGTCTGCTTTTTTAAGGAACTCTTTTCCTACTGATAAAACATAATCTTTAGTCAAATCAGCAGAAGTTTCCTTAACTTCTTCAATTGATTCCAGTTGAGCTGTTTCTTCTTTTGGCATTGGTGCTTCTTTAACTTTCTCTTGTACAATTGATGAATCTACAGTTGATAGTTCAGTGTTTAACACACGTAAATTCTTATTTAATAGTTTTAATTCTTCAAAAATATCTTCTAATATTGCCATTGATTAACTCCTCCTTAAAATTGGTTAGCTAGACGAATCATTAACTTGATACGTTCTTCTATTTCTCTAGGGTCATCACTTTGTTCATTTAATCTTGCTAACAATTCAAATTGTTCTTCTAAAATTTCTTTTTTACGTTCGACTACACTTAAATGCAATTGCGATTCAATAACACGCCAGATACCCCAACTTTCCATTTCAATCTTTCCTTTTTTCTTAAGTTTTGAAAGAGTGGATTTTGCATGTGTTTTAGATATCCCAAAAGTTTCAACAACATCATCAGAATTGAAATTGTCATATGTTGCAAAATGTGATAGTATTTTTTGTTGTAAGGTCATATTAATAACTCCTTATATAATTATTTAAGACAAATGCTTATCTTTAACTGTTACTTGTTGTCGCAAGTAGCAGTTTTTTTATTCTTCATAAAAGTACTCTTTATAGAATATGAATGTTGCGATACTTGCGAATCCTGCAATTGACCACGCTGTAGTGAAGTATAGAAACGGCATGAGTACAATCGCTAAGACCGTGAAGCATAGCACTGCTATTAGGTAGCTTTTATATGTGTCGCTCATTTGATAATCCTCCTAATACCATTTTTTATGCTTTCTGATCAAATACTCTTCCAATTTAGAAATATTAATCAGAGTGCCTGTTGCTGAATAATCAATGTATAAATTTTCTACACCTAAATTATCTTCACGGTAATATTTCAACCAGTTGTATACTGTACTTCTACATACTCCAAACAATTGATGGATTTGTGTAGGTGTTGTGTATAACTTTTTCACAAATTTTTCTTCGCCTCGATATGTGTTTTCTGGTGTTGGTGGTATTATGATTTTTGGCATCTCTATCACTCCTTTAGATAAATGTTAAAGTTTGTTATTATTCGCCCTGTATTGAAGTTCTCTATCTAATGCATAGAAAACTTTGTTTATTTCTAAGTAGCTGTAATCACTTTTTTTAATAAGCTCTAATATTTCCGCTCCTAAGTTACGTTCCTTTTCCGTTAAATAGGATGAAGAAGCATCAGCTTTGCTAGAAACTTGTGGGACGCCTATACGCAATCCTTCTGATCTTGTGTTCATTTGTTTATGCTCCTTTCGTGTATAATGTTGTTATCAACCTAAGGAGGTGATAACATGCCCTTGATATCTGATGAATTTGATACACTTACTAAAGACCAACAATATATCTTGTCCGTACTCTACAAAGATTATTTAGAATGTGTAAAGTTAGGTTCGGTTAAATTAACCTGCAATAATTTTGGAAGTGCTAAAGATATACATACAAAGTATTTTCAAAAACTACATTTCGAAGATGTAAAATACGATTTAAATAAACTTAAAAACTCTGGGTTCCTAAACGGCGTGTATGCTAGTAACACTATTTATCATGTAACAATTTCAGACAAGACTGTTGTTTACTTTGAAAATGAGTTTAAAAACAATTTAAAAAGTATCATTGATAGCATTTCTAAAATTGCTTCAATAATTCCTGGTCTCTAGTTGGGTTTATAACTTCCCAATCATTTGCCATGAGGTCATCGGCTGAAGGTTGCCAATATCTGATAAGGTTTGTCCCATCGCTATTTGAAATGATGCATTGTAAAAAACTATCATTTGTTGGTAATATCTTAGTTCGATGACTTTCTTTCCAATCTTTCCGTGTCATAGAGACAAGATTTTTTGTAGCTATCTTAGTTGCTTCTTGAATGTTCATTTGTTATTCCTCCTTTTAAGATGTTTATGATCCTTTCTGCTATACTCCTGTTATGGAGGTGATAGGATGAAACTTAATCACGATTGCGTTAGACTCTTGCTCTTAGAAATAGAATCTAATAAGAAAATAGGTGAACCACTTACTCGACATAATTTCAACGATAATATTATTTTTGATAAATATGATTTTGAAACAGTAATGTACTCACTTTTAAAATTAGAAGAAGCTAAATTTATTTGTTGCGATCTGAAATTCATCGAAGGCAGGGTCGTTTCTTGGATTATTGATGACATCACTTGGTCTGGCCATGAATTTCTCGATAATATTAGAGACAATAAAACTTGGAACGAAGTTAAAAGAGTCGTTAACAAAACATCCAGTATGTCTCTTAATCTTATGGGGAAATTAGCTTTTCAATATCTTTCTCAAAAATTCAATCTAACTTAAATTCATAACCATCAACCAAGGCATATAAGTTATTATTTACGTATGGTATTTCTTCAATGGTGTTGTTGATGAAATGAGATCGGACCATCAGTTCATATCCGTCATTAATTTGAATATCTAATGGTCGCCTATTACCTTCTTCGTCATAGTAGTAATAGATGACTTTTTTGTTTTGAGCTTGCATTTGTCGTTCCTCCTTTAAGTTGTTTTGTTATATAATTTAGTTATCTCCCAGTGGAAGGAGGTGAAATTTATGGATTTAGAGAAAATTGCTCACGATATTACAATCTCGCTATTACCTAGAGCTCTAGATAGACATAAGATTCATAACGAATGGCAAGAAGTCGGTGATGACGTAATTGCATTCGCTAAAGATAGCGTTGCTCGTGACTATTTCAGCATTTACTCTTCTGTGTTATTGGGATTACAAGAAGAAGAAAAAAGCAGAAAAGATTTAGGATTGTAAGGCAATAGCGCACTTGATTACTTGCACTAATTAAGTGCGCTTATTTAATTAGATATTTCTTACCTTCTCTATCCGAGACCACTTTATATTTTTTTAATTTGCTTTCTTTCACTTTTAACCATTGATTTCCATGCCACACGTCAATTAAGTTTTCGTGTTTTTTATTGAATAGCCTTCTTAGTAGTTTCATTTGTAGTTCCTCCTTCATTCGAAATCATCGATAGTTAATTCTGAAACTCTCTTTTCATAGATATATAAATAATAGTTTTTGATATCTCTATAAATTTTTGCTGCTAGGTTGTATTCACTTTCACTCAAGTCTGAATTAAGTGTCACTCCAAAAATTGATAATGTTAATTTTCTAATATGGTCATGAACATCTTGTACATAAGCTTTTTGATGAATTGATTCGAAGCCATGCTGATACTTTTTTAGCGGAATCGGATGATTGAGCTTCCTCAATCTTCCTAGCGACAAATCTTTTGCGAAATTGAGTTTTTTATTGATTTCTTCTAAATCGTCATTATTGATTCTTACTTTACTGAAAATTGCACCTGAGCTGATTGGTTTCTCGCCTTTTATAGCATTTCTAACTTCTTTCGCTATAATTTCTTTCAACTCTTCTTTGGTTAACGTTATTTGTTCCATAGTGTCCTCCTTTTAAGATGTTTGTTTTTGTTCTGTTGACATTTCGGAAACTATATAAGTAAAAAAAATACCGCACTTATCTTGTGGCAATTCTAAAACTTCAATTACTTTTGCTAAATCGTCAACATTAATTCTAATGTGTCCGTTTTCTTTTTTTGAATAAGTTCCTGGTGTCATTCCTAATTTTTTTGCCATATCAGAAATCGAAATGCCTTTAGCAATGCGTTCAGCTTTCATTCTTTTGACGTTGAACTCATACATTTGCTCACCTCCGTTTTTTGAAGTTAACTCAATATTAAACTCAAGTTTCCTAATTGTCAACAAAAATCTCGAAAAATATTTTTTATTCTTTTAAAATGCTAGTTGTTTCCTATATGGAAAAGTGTTATTATACTATTATAAATAAAACGGAGGTAAATTTGAAATGAGAACTTCAGCAGAAATAGGTAAATTAATCAAACAACTACGAAAAGAGAATAATGTGAATTTAACTGATTTTGCAACTAAGATAGGTGTCAATAAATCTACCTTATCCCGATATGAAAACGGTAGCAGAAAAATACCTATGGAGGATATAGCTGAAATTGCCAATGCATTGAAAGTTACCCCAGAATATTTACTATTAAAAAATAGACAAACAGAAAACGAAGTACAACATCGAGCAGCTCACCTTGAAGGAGAATTGACAGATGATGAATGGCAAAGAGTTTTAGATTATGCAGATTATATAAGAAGTAAACGTAAGTAAAGGATGTATCAGATGGGATTATATGAAGAAACTTTAATACAACATGATTATATTGAAGTAAGAGAGGCTGATGTACTTCCAGATAATTTAGACGGGGTATGGTTAGGAGATTTAATTTTAATAAAGCGTGGTTTATCAGATAGAGAAAAGGCAGGAATTCTCTTCGAAGAATTAGCACATAATAAACTTACATACGGTGATATAGCCGATTACTCGAAATTCAACAATCGCAAGTTCGAAAATTACGCAAGACGACACGGCTTTATCTCAGCTGTACCGCTACGCGAAATTGTAGAAGCTTATAATTATGGCGTACGTAACTTGTATGAGTTGTCTGAGTATCTACAATTAAGCGAAGAATACATATTAGAAGCAATAGAACAATATAAAAAGATATATGGTATTTGAACTCACTATGGCGAGTATTCTATTACATTTGAACCGTTGAGAGTTTATCGATACAAAGAGATATAAAAAAGGAGAAATGTATATGAGGAAAATAATTGGATTATTACTAGTAAGTACTTTAGCTTTAACAGCTTGTGGTGAAAAAGAAAAACCAAAAAAAGAAGAAAATAAAAAGTCTCATACACAAAAACATAAAGATAGCGAACCAAAAAAGCAAAAAGAAAAAACGAAAAAAGTTGAAGATAAAAATCCACCTAGTAATAGCGTACAAAACAATGCAACCAATCAAAGCCAAACACAAAACCCTAATTCAAATAATGCAGTCAATCTTTCTCAATGGGAACAAAATAGAGCTAATGAATTAAAAAGCAATCCAAACTCTAACTATAATCAAAATTGGACTGCAGAAGATCAAGCACAAGCTGAAGCACGAACTAAAGGTTCAGGAATGGCTAATGATACTGGCGAATCAGTTGAAGAAATGATGCGAAGAAGTGAGCAAGCCAACAAAGAAATGGGTCTTGAATAGATATAAATTTTAAAAGCTATATTTTTAAATGCTTGAATATTAAAAAATTAGTTAAAAGGGATGAAAATATGAACATACAAAAATTGAAAGATACCTATATAGAAGGATACAAAACTCAAGCATCTCACTACGATTTTTTAGGAGACGAGATCCAGAATGCTCTCCCTTTAATAAAGTTTGAAAATTATTTAAGTTTTATTTTATTCGACGTCGATAAAGACGTTTTTGATGCTCCAAAATTTTTAGTTATTGTTGACAACTATCAAAATCCTGAAGAAAAAATAATAGTAAGAGAAGAGGATTATAAAAATATAAAAAGATTGTTGATGGAAAGTGAAAAACGAAAAAGATTCGACATTTTTCTCAAGTACTATTATGAAAATTTGACGTCTAAACAAGTTTTCAAAATTGAACCTATTCGTTTAATTTATTCAGGTTCAAATTTAACTATTGAGGGTCAATATGAAGCAGAAAACGACTATAAGAAATGGTCAAATGAAAACAAAAAGTCTCTAGATAATTATAATCACGATAAGGTTAGTCCATATTCACATTTGGATTATGAAGGGTTAATATCAAACTTCGATAGTCCAAAATACAATAGCGACTTCGAATATCAAATGGCACAAGCTGAAGAATGTTATAAACGAAAGTTGTTTTTACCTGCAGCTGCAACATTAAGCGTCGCCTTAGAAACTTTGTTAATGGCTATATGCGATAAAGAAAAAGTTAAGTTAAACAGTAAAGACAGTAGCGACACCATGATGAACTATTTAGGTCAACGATTACTTAGCGAAGGGAAAATAAACTATAGAATGCATAAAAGAATTGATATAACTTATTCTTTAAGAAATTCAGTTTCTCATTCAAATCCTGGCGAAGTTTCAAAAGCGGATTGCCAAATCATACTATCATGCATAAAAGTGTTGATAGATGAACATTATTCGAAATAAAGAGCTCCTTTTCTATTTTTGTCCGAACACTCATCGATTTTATTGAACGTAGTCCTAAAAGCGTTTATATAAGCTTCTTTTGAAGTACAATTATAAGGGTTTGAATATACATCAGTTGTGCATTCCAGATGGAATAAAGCGTCATAAATTATCGCGATTTCAGAATCTGAAAAATTCATAACATCACCTACTTTTTATTTTATTATAACACATTTAGTACCTAGTACTAATTTTCGGGTAGCCCGCCTACCCTTATTATTTTTTACAAATTTACAGAACGTACGTTCCTACAGGAGGTATAAACATGTGGATTGAAAAATTTAAAAACAAAAATAACGAAACTAAATACAGATATTACGAGAAGTACAAAGATCCATACACAGATAAATGGAAGCGCGTAAGTGTTGTGTTGAACAAGAATACAAAACAATCTCAAAAAGAAGCAATGTTTCGTTTAGAAGAAAAAATAAAAGAAAAACTGAACAACAAGTCGTCAAGCGAATTAAAAACTTTGACTTTTCACGCGCTATTAGATGAATGGCTTGAATATCATATAAAAACATCAGGTTCAAAGTTGACTACTCTTAATAATATAAAAATAAGAATTAGAAACATTAAACGATACAGCTCTGAGAACTTGCTTTTAAACAAACTAGATACAAAATATATGCAGATATTTATTAATAAATTATCAGATATCTATTCTCAAAATCAAGTAACCCGTCAACTCGGAGATATGAAAGGAGCTATTAAATATGCAGTTAAATTTTACAATTATCCAAATGAATATTTGTTAACTAATGTCAAAATTCCTAAAAGAAGAAAAACAATAGAGGATATCGAAAAAGATGAATCTAAAATGTACAACTATTTAGAAATGAACCAAGTCCTACAGATACGTGATCATATACTAAATGATAATAAGTTACACAAGCGAAATCGCATTTTAATTGCCAGCATCTTAGAAGTACAGGCTTTAACTGGTATGCGCATAGGAGAACTACAAGCACTGCAGGAAAAAGATATAGATTTATTAAACAAAACTATCAATATAACAGGTACAATTCACCGCATTAAATACGAGGAAGGATTCGGATACAAAGACACTACAAAGACTATAAGTTCAAAAAGAAGTATCAGCATCAATTCTAGAACCGTAGAAATTTTTAAAAAGATAATACTGGAAAACAAAATGTTGAAAAGATGGAATTCGAGCTATGTTGACAGAGGGTTCATATTCACAACAAAAAAAGGGAATCCTTTATGTAATAATCAAATCGCCGGTGTGCTTAAGAAAACTACAAAAGCTTTAAATATGAATAAGAAAGTTACCACGCACACATTTAGACATACACACATAACTTTATTAGTAGAAATGAATGTTTCTTTAAAAGCAATTATGAAAAGGGTAGGACATGTAGATGAAAAAACAACCATTCGCATATATACTCATGTAACTGAAAAAATGGATAGAGAACTAACTCAAAAACTCGAAAACATTCCAAGTTAGCTTAAATCTGCCCTTTTTTTGCCCTTATATTTTTTACAAGCTTTATAAAACGCTTGAGAACACTGGCGTTAAAGCTTTTCTTGAAATAAACATATCATCATAATGTGATGGTTCAAATAACATCTGTACAATCAAAGGCTTCATGTTCTTAACAATATCATCTAAATGGTTATCTAAAATTGGTGACACTGCTTTTAAATCATTAAGAAATGGCTCCCATTTGCCTAAAGTATTATCTAATTCTTCTAATTTAGTTTTAATATAATTACAAGTTACATTAGGAATCAGGGACAAAAATTCTTTCTTTTTTACATTTAACATTTCAATTGCATGTCTTAAATTCTTACGTATTTTGGGAATTGTATTAATCAAATATTTTATTACATCAACAATTTTCGATGCATATTCATCATATATACTTTGAACATAGTCTGCTATTTTTTTAATACCATCATCGATATGGTCTTTTAATATTTTCATTTTTCTTCCTAAATAATTAGAAGGTATAACTAGACCCTGTACCATATTTTCGCCGCTACAATTAATTTGGAAATTCCCATCTAAAATTGTTGCATCTTGTTGTTTCATAATACTTCTAATTTCTGCAATTTGCCTACCATAAATATCATTTTGATTTTTTATTCGCTCTATATTCTGTTTCACTACTTTCAAATGTTTCATCATTTCTTCAGATACTCCATCTCTGAAGTCGTGATCTATATTTTTGAAAATTTCTAAAATTTCATTATCTATACTATCATACACTTTTTCTATAAAAGATTTTATACCTTTAAACAACTCATTAATTCTTTCTTTTAATGCATCCAATGCAAAATCAGGTAATAAGTGTTTAACAGCACTAATACTTTCTATTGTTTCATCTGCAACTTCTTCAAGTGAGTTTATTTTACTAATTAAAGTTCTTTCCATTTCTTCTAATTGAAATAAGTTAATCTTATCCTTAAATCCTTCTGATAATTGTTGCTTTCTATCTGCAAAATTTTTATTTTCATTTTCTGAGATGTTAAAACTTTCATTTAAAAAGATTACGCATTCTGCTAACATACCACTAGTTTCACCAGTAATCAGTTTACTCAACGCATCAAGATTTTCTAAATTAAGTTTAATTAAAGTTCCTCTTCCAGAACGTGCAATCGAATCCCCTGTCCAAACATTTATCGGAATTCGCCCATCCATATCTAATGTTATGTTAATAGTCTTTTTTACTTTTTTTCCATTTTTAATTTCTGTATCTTTTACCGACTTAATTTTGATTAGTGGTACAGTATCGTATGTGTTGTCTTTTCTATTTAACTTCCTTTTATAACCTACATGGCTGTCTATTAAAGCATCTAACCTGGGCACACCATCACTAATGTTAACGCGTTTTCCTGGCATATCTTTGATGAATGGATCTTGTAACCATGTTAATAAATCGTTGGTACTATTAAAACTAATCATATTATCAAAGCGTGGTCTAGCAAATTTCTGCCAAGCAGCATAAGGTACCATTGCTGGGTCAGTAGCAACAACTTTTTCATTTGGATGTTTCGCTCCTTGATATTTTGCTCCTGCACCGCCTTCCGAATTACCGCCATCCGCCACAATGGTTTTGTTTTTGTAATTATTTGGACTAACACCATATTTTTGTGTAAAGTTATACTTACTTAATTTATTAGCGTCATTTAGTTTGTCTCTATATAAATCTGCAAATTCGTCTGATTGCTTAAGATAATCCGTTGACTTATTACTATTATCCATTAATTTCGCATTTTGTAACCAATCATCTCCGATATCTAAAGATTTTAATGGATTATTAGGGTTTATTGCCTCATTAGATGTTCCTTGATAAATCATGGTTTGTTCACCAGTTGGTTTTCCTTTTTCATCCAACAATTCATAAATTTTTAAATCTGAGGCACCTTTTTTATTTTTATTTCCATTATCATTATATTCATCAACCTGCTTAAATCTTTTTCCGTTAACTGTAAAATCATTATCTTTATTGATGTCTTGATAAACCCAGTAACTACTCAATTCTGTTAAGTCTCTATCATTAATTTTATTCATCTTCAAATGCTCCAAACGACACTACTTTCTTATCATCAAAACGAGCTTTTTTTGTGCCAATAAGTTTATTTCCTAATTGAGTAGTTATAGTATTCTTGATTGGCATATCTTTTGTTCTTTCAATTTTCTCGGATAAATCTATTACATTATTTATCTTTTCTTTTCTATTTTTTTTATCATTCGTACTAAACAACGTTGCTACTGTATTACTATTAGCAGTATAATCTAACTCTTTTCTAGCTCGTTGCATACCCTCTTTAAATTCTTTATCATTTTTATGAATCAACGGTTCGTAATATTTACGATATTCTTTTAAGTTTCTTGATAAATATGTGATATAAAAGTATTCATTTTGATATCCAACGTTTTGTGTCTTGTTAATTGCCTCTTTTGTAAAGCCTGTATATTGATATTTCTTTTCATTTTCTTTGAAGAATTTATATAAGTTATCATACTTTTCTTTTTGCGCTCGATATTCAAAGCCACTCAGCACTGTACCCACCATCATACTCATATCATCACCATTGTCATTACTGCGCATTGATCCTTTTTGATGGATGGCATCTTTGTACAAAGGTAGACTTGCATTAAATACAATGCCATGATCTTCGCAATGCACATAAACTTCTACACCATCATCTTTACCTACAACATTTGTAGCTTTAACTTTTAGTCCAAAGTTATCTTTAAAGAATTGTTCACCTACTTTTTCAAATTCTTTACGATGCTTCTTCGCAAATTCAATCGCATCTTTTTCTGCAGGTGGTTGGAAGCCTTGTCCTACATATTTTGAAGCTTCCATTTCTTCTGGTACTGATTTTGTTTCTGTATTCGTGTCTTTACTTGATTCATTTTCCATCATGGAACATCCCCCTAAAATTAATGTCGTAGCTAAAACTGATCCAATGAATTTTTTCAT